AATTGAGTAGAACCATCAGCGCCATCAGGATTAACAAAGGCTGGTCCTCCCTGGACGTAGTAGTCAAAAGAATCTGATCCAAGATCTCCTTCATATCCCAAGTGAAGGTCGGTTGTTCTGCTTGTAAAGTCAGAGCCTGTGTATGAGCCATTAGTTTCAACGTTTGTATAGAAATCACCAGCAAGGGCAGGAGCTGTGCCTACACCTAGCAGGGCAGCTAGAGCGATTGCAAACTTCATAGTATGTAATAAAACAATATCCCAAGTATAACTTCTCAGCCCCAGTGAATTGTTCTCCTTCGTTCGGTTGTCACCAATTGGGGTTGTTTCTCTTCCTGTTGTTCCTCCTTTTCCTTATCTACCTTAAGTACCTTGACATCCTTAACAGTCTTAAGCTTGTGATACTGCATTTAAATACTACTTCTAAAAACCACACTTTAAACGGTAAAAGGCCTTTCTAAGTAGACAACTTAGAAAGTGTCACATAAAGACTAGCTTTAAGTTCGTCTTCCTCCTTACTCTTTGGAGGTCCTTTCAACTATCACGCTTTTACACATGGCATCAACAAAGATTAAAATCAGGGGAACCTTAACTGGATGGATACCTTCATTCCATGAAGCACCTACTTGGAAGGGAGAGGCCTCTGACTTCAGATTAAAGGTAAGAGTAATAGGCAATGACGCTGCAGATTTAGAGGATGTTCTTTCTACTAACTACCAAGATCTCTGTGACTGGTATTCAGAGAAGAGTGGTAAGAGGTATTTCTTTGGAGAACCTTGGGAAACAGATAAAGAAGGTATTACTGTTCGTCTCTGTGCCAAGCCTAAGTATGAGGAATTTCCATTCCCTGTAGTAGATGGAGAACTAGAACCATTAGATACTTCTCTTGAATTAAGAGAGGGGTCGGAGGTCATAGTTAGTTGTGAGCTTAAGAGTTATTCACCTAAGAGTCCTAAAGGTGGTATGAGGATCAGACCTCGTGCTATTCAGATACTTAGCGCTGTTACTGCTGAAGCAGTAGACAAGGGTGACCTTGATCTAGAGGATGAGTTTGGTACAACTGAGGGCTTTAAGCAATCAAAACCAAACGTCAAGAAGAAAGCTGCTACTGTAACTAGCGAAGACGAAGACTTCTAAGTTATGGCCCGACGGTTTCACAAGTATGGACGACGTACTAGAGATGGATTTAGGTCGGGCTTTGAATCAGAAGTAGCTCACACTCTCAAAGAATTAGGGGTTCACTATGAATACGAAAAACATAAGTATGACTTAGTGATCCCTCGTTCTTATACACCAGATATAGTGCTAGCTAATGGCATTGTGGTAGAGATCAAAGGTTACTTCGACAGTGAAGATCGTCGACTTATGAGGGTCTTCAAGGAACAACACCCTGATGTAGACATTAGGATGTGTTTCCAAAACCCACACCAAAAATTGAGTAAGACAGCCAAAATGACTTACGCAATGTGGTGTGACAAACACAACATTCCTTGGTGTAAGGGACCTCGCTTGCCACGACGCTGGACTCTGTTATAGTTCAAGTGGTAATTGGAAGGGTTACCCAAAAAGACTCCAAGGAATGATCCCCGACCTTGGAGTTTTTTTAATGCGAGTTTTAATTGGTTGTGAACATTCTGGTGTTATCAGAGACAAGTTCATAGCAGCAGGGCATGATGCTTGGAGTTGTGACCTACTCCCTACTGAAGTAGAGGGACCACATCATCAAGGAGACATCTTCGACATCATAGACAATGACTGGGATTTGGCGATTCTACACCCACCGTGTACGGATATAGCTGTCTCAGGTGCTGCTCATTTCGCTAAGAAGATAGCTGATGGTAGACAACAGAGGGCTTTAGATTTCGTCACTGCTCTATGGGATACATCAATACCAAAGATGTGTATTGAGAATCCTGTTAGTGTCATCTCTACTAAAACAAAACTTGGTAAGCCAAGCCAAATAATACAGCCGTATGAATTTGGTCATCCAGAATCTAAGCGTACTTGCTTATGGCTCAAGGGCTTAAACCATTTAAACCCTACAAAAATACTCTCCAAGCCTGAATGTGGTTATTGGGAGAATCAAACACCTAGCGGTCAAAACAAACTAGGACCATCTAAGGACCGTTGGAAGAAACGCAGTAAGACGTACGATGGCATAGCTCAAGCTATGTGTGATCAGTGGGGTGATTTGTAATGGGACAAGCTGAAGAACTAATCTTTCTAATGAAATCTATCGATGAGATAGGTATCAAACAAAACTGGAATAGAGAGAAGCTAGAGCAAACAAAGCAAGAAGCTATTTGGAACTACTATCACACTGAACAAAAGATACATAACACTGATAAACATCATCAACGGGGTAACTTAAATGACGGTGATTCACGGCCCATGCCCTAGATGCGGCAGTAGGGACAACCTAGCTATCTATGAAGATGGTCACACGCACTGCTTTGGTATGGGGTGTGGCTATCGAACACCACCTGACTCTTCCTTTCCAATTCCTATGACTACAACTACTACAAAAGAAATTGAAACTATTTCTGGTGAGTATGTAGACATCACTAGCCGTAAGTTAAAGGCTGATGTATGTAGAAAAAGTACATACTTCAAGGCTCAACACGGTGGTGAGGCTGCTTACTACTGTCCTATTTACAGCAACGATAGGGTACTCACTGGTTACAAGATACGAAAGAAGAACAAACAGTTCTTAATGCACGGTACTAACCCAGACAGTACCTTCCTCTTCCAACACATGTGGAGTGGTAACAACAAACTCCTTGTAGTTTTTGAGGGTGAATATGATGCACTTAGCTATATGCAGGTGAGACCTAACTGGCCTGCTGTAAGCCTGCCTAATGGTTGTGAATCAGGTAACAAGGTTTGTAAGGCTCAGCTAAGTTTCCTTCAATCCTTTGAAACAGTTATCTTCTGTTATGACGCTGATGCTGCAGGACAGAAAGCAGCCCTAAGGGATGTTCAGTTACTACCACCCAGACAGGGCAAGATAGGGACAATACTTGGTTATAAAGATGCTAATGAGGCTCTTCAAGCTGGAGATACTAAGGCCATAGTCAATATGGTATTCAATGCTAAAGAATATGAGCCAGATGGAATTATTTGTGGTGACAAGTTACGCCAAGGGGTGCTTGAAGATCCTCAAGTAGACAGTTTTAAATATGGCTTTCCCAAACTTGACGAGAAGCTTCATGGACTTAGGCTTGGAGAGCTTTGTACTATCACAGCAGGTACGGGGCAGGGTAAATCAACTTTTGTAAATGAAATTGCCTACAACCTTGCCATTGAGCAGCAACAGCGTGTTGCTGTTATATCGCTTGAAGAGAATAACCTCAGAACTGCGAGAAGATTTGTCGGTATTAACCTTAACCATCCATTACATATTGACCGTGGAGATTTTACAGATGAACAGATCGAAAAGGCGTTCGATGCCACACTCGGACAGGGGAACATCTATTTTTACGACCATTTTGGGAGTCTTGATTCTACCGTTCTTCTTAATCGGATACGTCATTGTGTTAGCTCTTTGGATTGCAGCTTCATTATCTTTGATCACCTATCGATTCTTGTATCAGGTATGGATCAAGCTCAAGATGAGAGGCGAGCGATTGATCAAACGATGACACAGTTGCGAAGTCTTGTAGAAGAAACCAACTGCGGCATGATCTTGGTGTCACACTTAAGAAGACCATCAGGAGATAAAGGGCATGAAGACGGGCAACAGACGAGTTTATCTGGTCTTCGTGGTAGTGCAGCTATTGGTCAGCTCAGCGACATTGTCCTTGGCCTTGAGAGGGATCAACAGGCCTCCGATAATACTGAATGTCGAATCAGAGTGTTGAAGAATCGCTTCAGTGGCTGGCTTGGTTTGTGTGGAAGTGTGAAGTATCATCCAAAAACTGGCAGAATGTTACCGCTAGGTGATACTGATGTGATTACAGATGACTTTATTGAATCCGATTTTTGATGTCCATTTAAGAAAGATAAACGAACTCAAAATTTCTGCCTTTGCCGCTACTAATAAGGCAAAGAAATTCCTTTCCAATTATTTCAAAGCCAATGACTACGTGTATTCTTTCAACGAATCAGGACTTACAAACCTCCTTAAGGCTTGCTACTCAGAAGGTCTTAAAGTCCATGTCGACGATAATCTTCGACATCGAAACAGACGCTCTAAAGATAAATGATATTACTAAGATCCATTGCTGCGCTTTAAATGGTGGTAGTGGTACTGTTCTATATACTGACCCAGAAGAATGGTTACCTATCTTAGAACAGGCGGATGTATTAATTGGTCACAACATTATTCAGTATGATCTTATAGCTATCAAACATATATACCCCAAGTTCAATCCTAGAGGTAAAGCTGTAGATACTTTGATACTTGCTCGTATGTTGAAGAGTGACATATTAGATACTGATTTTAAAAGGAAGTGGAAGGGTATGCCTATGCAGATGTATGGTCGCCACAGCCTAGAAGCATATGGATATCGCTTAGGTTTTAACAAAAAACATGCAGACCTTGAAGATTTTTCACAGCTAAGTAAAGAATTAGCAGAAAGATGTATATGCGATGTTGACGTAACCGCTAAACTTTGGGACAGGCTGCAGCCTGAGGCCAGTGCTATCCCTAAGGCAGTGGACCTTGAGATGGAATTTGCCACTCTTATCTCGAAACAAGAGCGATCTGGCTTTGCCTTCGACGTTAAGGGAGCGTTGGAGTTGGAGTCCACGATTGTTGAACAACTGAATACTCTTGATGAACGATTGAGACAACGGTTCCCGTTCATTGATGGAGGTATCTTCATTCCTAAGCGTGATAACCAGAACCGTGGGTACATAGCTTCTTGTCCTATGTCTCGGTTAATTCCTATTAATCCGAACTCACGTGATCACATAGCTTGGGTCTTAAAGAATCATCTGAAATGGAATGCAGAAGTCTTCACCGATACTGGTAAACCCAAGATCGATGAGACGATTCTTAAGGAGATTCCTGGAGCAGAAGATTTCGTATCTTTCTTAACACTCCAAAAACGTCTTAGCCAATTAAGCACTGGCAACAGTGCGTGGTTAAAACTAGTTAGCAAAGACAATCGTATTCACGGCAGCGTGATTACTGTTGGATGCGCTACCCAGAGAGCATCGCATGTCCAGCCCAACATGGCCCAAATTCCTGCGGTTAGGTCTTATTTGGGTACGGAGTGCCGAGCTTTGTTTGGACCTAACGTACTACCTTTGTTCATCCCAAAGGGACCTTTAAGTAAGAGAGGCTCTAGGGTAGAGGGCCTCACCAAACAGTTGGGCTGCGATTTATCTGGGATTGAGGGGAGGTGTTTAGCCCACATCCTTCAGCCATTTGATGGTGGTAAATTCATACGTGAGGTTCGTGAGGGCGACATTCACACTGCTAATCAATTGGCTGCAGGACTCTCATCTCGTGATGATGCAAAAACTTTTTTCTATGCCCTAATCTATGGGGCTGGTGCAGAAAAATTAGGTAAGATAACTAATCAGGATGGTGGAAAATTAAAGAGAAGATACTACAAAAACATGCCAGCTCTAGCTGAGTTAACTAAACGAATAACAGCTAAAGCTGAAAAGGAGGGAAAGATTAGAGGATTAGATGGAAGACCTATAAAGATAAGGTCACCTCATTCAGCTCTTAACTTCTGTCTACAATCAATGGGAGCGATATTATCTAAGGCTTGGTATAACATCTGCTATGAAGAGATCACTAAAGCAGGTTATATTTACGGGACAGACTGGGCTTTCTTAGCTCACGTACATGATGAGATCCAATTTGCAGTTAAAGATTCTATTGTTGAGGATGTGGCGAAGCTTGCAACTCAATCGTCAATCCTCGCAGGAGAGAAGTTTAAGATGCGAATTGCCATTGAAAGTGAATACAAAATCGGCAACAATTGGGCCGAATGTCACTAAGCTTTGTAAAATATGTCGCAAATTAAGGCCAAGGTCTGATTTCTATAAATCTAAGCCTACATGTAAGGAGTGCTATAAGGCGGAGCAAAACAACTATCACGCATTAAGGAAGAAAGTTAAAGCTCCACCAATAGGTACTGCTTGTGAATGCTGTGGTAAGAGTGATGAAAGACTTCATTGGGATCACTGCCATGACACCAAGAAACATAGAGGTTGGATCTGTGGTAATTGCAATACTGGTATAGGCAAATTGGGTGACAATATTGAAGGTGTCCAAAAAGCAGTGGATTATTTAGGAGGAGCTGGTAAGGTTGATAAGCAATAAAGGGGGATCAATGACATTTAAAATGAGCCAAGATCATGATTGGCTTCAAGATTGCTCTGAAGAAGAAATTGAGCTAATCAAAGAAGCTAAACGAGAGCAAGACGAAGCCAAGTATGGTAAAAGGTGTGTCAGTAAAACTGAGTACATTATGAGGAGGCTTAGATGACTTGGCTTATTATTGACGCTGATATGGTTCTCTTCAAGGCTGCTTGTGCCTGTGAAGTAGAGATAGAATGGATGCCAGATATCATCACTACTCACTGCCCTGTAAGAGAGGTAATGATGCTAGTAGATGATGTGATAAGTCTTAAAAAGAGTCAAGTAAAGGCTCGTGACGTCACACTATGTTGGACTTCTCCTGATAACTTTCGTAAGAAGGTAGACCCTACTTACAAGGGTAATAGAAGGGCTACGAATCATCGTATTAAACCTGTTGGGTTTAAGGAGTGCCGTAGACGAATACAAGAAAGGTATCCATCTGAAGAGTGGTACAAGCTGGAAGCTGATGATGTCATTGGTATTCTGGCAACCCGCCACCCAGATAAGACACCAATTATCTGGTCTGGTGATAAGGATCTAAACCAGATTCCTGGCTTTCATCTTAATGATGATGGCGACATTGAACTAATTACCGAGGAACAAGCTGATGCATTTTTCTATCGCCAGATACTCTGTGGCGACGCTGTCGACAATTATCCTGGCTGCCCTAGCGTGGGACCGAAAACAGCAGAAAAGCTCATACCAATTGAACGATTCACGGCTACCTCCGCATGGAGAACTGTAATCAAACAGTATGAGAAGAAGGGACTTAGTGAAGACTATGCCTTAAAACAAGCCCGTTTAGCCCGTATATTACGGGACACTGAGTACACCTTTGATGATGTTGACCTATGGGAACCACCGATCCTACCAACCCTCGTTACTACGGACACGACGAAGCCGTAATCGAGTGTATTGAGTATATTGAGAGCCATGCTTTCGATTTTCTCGAAGGGAACGTAATTAAATACGTTACCCGTTATCAGAACAAAAATGGTTCTGAAGACCTAATGAAAGCTAGGTGGTATCTTGACCGCCTAATTCAACGTGAAGAAGGTAAGGCTAAGCCTTATGATTCTTCTTTATATAAATCTATTAAAGAAGCTGATGACAAAGATCTCCAATTCACGCCTAGTCCAGATGTGGATGCAGAGCGCTGGTCAACTTGTGACACTTGAGGAGGATTTGGATTCTAATGTTGAACTTCAAGATAATCAGATGTCTTACATAGAAGAAGAATTCTATGAACTTCTTCACGCTTATAACAATCTTGATCGTTCAGATGTTATTAAAGAAGCAATAGATTTAATCTGGGTAACCTATGGTTTATTACACATCATGGGAGTAGATACAGACCAAGCCTTTAGTAAGGTGGCTGAATCTAATCAATCTAAAATACCTTTCACCTATAAGGATGGAAAGGTACAAAAAGGACCTAATTACCACAAGCCTGACTTATCAAAGCTATGAAACTCAAAGAAGCTTATACCTCACTTGCCATGACTGGCAGGGTGAAGAGCTGGTTGCAAGATCCAACTAGACGTTACCCTGTATCGTGTTGTGTCATGGTTGTTGACGACACAATGGATGAGTCTGAAGACTCTATTGAACAGTCCTTTATCTTTGCTTCTAAAGCACTTCGTTATGGCGCAGGAGTCTCCTTACACCTCTCAAACCTCAGACCAAAGGGTACAGAGAACAAGCACGGAATGGTTGCTAGCGGCCCTTGTGGATTTATGGAGATCTACTCCAAGTTCAACGAAATCCTCAGACGTGGGGGACAGTAT